TTCATCTGCAGCTTGATCTTCCTCTTCTTCTGCCTCTACTTCCTCATTTGCCTCTTCTTCCTCATTTGCCTCTTCTTCCTCATTTACCTCTACCTCATCATTTGCCTCTTCTTCCTCATTTGCCTCTTCTTCCTCATTTGCCTCCTCATTTAGATTATTTAATTCAAATTCTTCCTTATTTGAAAGAGACGCAGGTGCTGACGCAGGTGATTCCTCCAGATCACCAAATTCCTCTTTTAATAAATCGTATAGAATGGGATCATTTTGTTCATTTTGCTGCTGCATTGCTTTCCAGAATTTAAGCCGATCCTCTTTGGTAAATTTCATCAATGCTTCACGCGCTTCTGCCATATCCTGTGCAGCGTCGATGTGAGAGACCTCTGCAGCTTCGTTTGCAGCTTCATTTGCTACTGCTGCTTCGCTTGCCACTATAGGCTCTGCCACTATAGGCTCTGCTACTGGTTCAGAGCGGTTCGGAGAGGACTCCTCATCTTCATTCTCGAGTAATAAATTTTTGGAGATTCCAAACATCTTGCTATTTATAGAACTACATTTGATTTTCTTTCTAAACGCTTTGAGAATTCCACCGCACTACATATGGTGCTACAGACGGTGCTATAGACGGTGCTACAGACGGTGCTACAGACGAGGCATCTCATTCGTATGAACAGGGTGAAAATTCTTCATAATTTTACCTGCTTTTAGCAATATTTCTCGTTTTTCTATATTATCCGGACGAATCTTTGAGGTAGCTTCATCTAACGAGCACCAGCAAATACCCCCAATCTCGCGTGCCATGTGAAAATTATCCATATTCATTTCAACCTCCGTGGATTGATTACAAATGGCGATGTAATATTTATGACAGTAATGCACCTGATTGGAGCCGAAAAATGTTTCCGAAATGCAATTTGCATTTTGTAGGATCGAAAATTCATACGGATGTAGTCCTGTTTCTTCCTGAAATTCACGAACCGCACAGTGCAGATCCGTCTCATAGGGAGTACGCCGCCCCTTTGGAAATCCCCATTCAGGCTCCGTCCATTTGGTAGGATATTCTAATTGAAGCCGTGGTAATTTATCCTTAATTTGTGAAAATCGTCGTTCTGATATTTCATACTCATTTTTATGAGATCGAACCATGAAAGAATCCCCCCACACACCATACCATAGTTCTTGAAAGGTCTTTGTACTAATTTTTTCATGTTCTTTTTGTGTCATGCGAGATAATAGTGATCCAATATAAGGATCATCGTGTTGTATGTATTTTCCCCTTATAAACTCTACAAATGCCAACGAGTCTTTTCGTTGAATCAATAGAAACTGAATTGAGTCGTTAGCATTTGAAATATTTGTCGATTTTGAATAAAGTGATGTGATATTTGCATCATTTGCATATCGAACTGCAATTATTCCATAACTCGTAACAGGTGATAAACAATTACGAAATAAATGCCCATTTACTCCGCAATTGGTGCAATGTAGTATCCGGTTTGATATCATATTATGATTCTCTTATCCGATAAATACTATCAGTCTTTAGACCTTCTGTCTAAAAGACACCACATGAGAAAAAAAGAGTCAAAGAAATGATAGAGGATAAATAGAATGCAATTTCCACCAAGTGTATGGGGCCCTTTTTTCTGGCACACCATGCATATTGTTGCATTGGGATATTCAAAAAATCCGACCTACACCGATAAGAAATGTGCCAAAGAGTTCTATGAATCCCTTGCCTTTCTACTCCCTTGCTCGATCTGCCGCGAGCACTATAAAGAGTACTTACAAGAAAAGCCTATTTCAACCTTCCTAGACTCCAGAACCGATCTCATTAAATGGACCGTTCAAATTCACAATAAAGTCAATAAAATGTTGGGAAAGCCCGAATGGACGCTCGAAGAGGTGCTTTCTTATTATGAAAAGGTGGGCGCCAGAAATCGATCCCCTGTATGGACCAAAGAGGACATGAAGGAAGTGGATTATGGCTCTTTTGTGAAGGGGTTTCTGACAGGAAGCGTCGTATTATCAATGGTAGGTGGTGTAATATATGCTGTACATAAATTATAATCATGTATCATTGCCATCTTATAAAAGAAGGATAAATAACAGAGATATGGCAAATACAGGTATCAATATTTCCAGATATTTGGGTTGGCCTGGATCAGGAAGTCAAGGACAACGCAATACAGGCTGGTTTGCGTCAAAGGATACCGGTTCTACTTCCTATCCATCTACTACGCCCAGTACGGGATCGTATTATAATACAACAGGTGATTCAACTGGTTCTATCAAGCGTATTTTGGCATTCGTGTTAGCAATTATCATTGTCATGATTATTCTGTTGTTATTTGTTGATAAATACATTACACCCATTTTTCGCTCACAACCTGGTTCTCCCGGTATCGTTACCCTACCATGGACGGATACGGGTGTATTGTTTTGGAAAACAAACTCAGACACGATTAAAAATGAAGTAACGCCAATTCGAAATAAGTTCTTTGACTACTCCTTTATTCTTGACATTTTTATTGAGAATCCAATCTATTTTACCAATCAGCCCCGCATTTTAGTCAGTCGAGGCGGAATGCCAATTGATGCCACTGCATCCACAACAGTCGATCGCACGACCCTATTAAGCGTGCTGCAATACTATAATTTTGTCGTTGCCCTGTTACCTGATACCACCGATATGATTGTTTCTGTATTAAATCAAAATCACATCATGGAAAATATTATCATTCCCAATATCACCGTTCAGAATACCTTTCGATTGGGTGTCGTTATTATGGATAAGGCATTTGAAGTCTATATCGACGGGCGTCTCATGAAAACGCGCTCCTATGGCGCGCCTCTTCTGGATGTAAGGGGAGACATTGTCGCAGGATCTACCAATGTTGCCAAATTGCGTACTCTTAAAATCTGGGATCGCGCCTTAATTGCGCCTGAAATTCGAGAGGCCAAGCCGCCACTTACTAAAGCAGCTACCTTTGGAGCGGATCCAATTCCTGGTTCATCCACTTGTCTCGATAGTGTTAAGGATGCGGTGGATCCATCTTCTGCAATGAGTGCTATTTCCTCCTATACATCATCTATTCTCCCTGACTCTGTGAAAAAAGGTATATCATCGGTTACTGCATCAATTGAAAATGTCATACCTGGCACATCTACGCCTTCCTCATAACATACGGGGAGAGAAAATCAAATCGATCAATAGAGAATGTCGATTATTACTCAAATCGTCTTTGGTATCATTATACTACTTCTTGTCGTATATATTGTTAATTATATGATCTATCCGTCATCGGGTAACAATGATGTACTTCCAACAATGACTCCACTCAATACAAAGAAGGAGATCGCCCCTGCAGATGTTGTTAAAAAGGTCCTGTTAGGGTCATCGAGTTCTACCGTGATGGGCTTTTTCAAATTAGAGAATGGTAATCGCACACTTAATTACCAAAATAAGTATATCCCATTGCTGCAAGTTGAAAATAACTGGCGTCTTGAAGTGATGCCCTCTTCGATGGGTGATCAAAATCCGGCAACAAGACTACAAGTGAGAACACAACGCGGCGTAGTGAAACAAACTGAAGTCATTGATCTCCCACCCATTCCGAGACAAAAATGGGTATTTATTGCCATTTTACGAGATGGCCGACGATTCGATGTTATTTATGATAGACAAATTGTTGCCTCTCATCGAATGAATGATTATCCGGTTGTCATCAGTAGCCCTCTATCGATTGGATATGACAAATTGGATGGTTCAGTGATTCATGTTATTTTAAATGGCGCACGGTTGAGCCCCGAATATGTGGAACGATTACGATCCACCTATGTGGATACCAATAATGTGATCTTAGAAGACAACCCCATCAATCTTACATTACCCAATGTATCGCTTTTGGCGCAATGCCCTTCCGGTTTTCCATGTGATACTATTACACAAGCCCCCCTCAATAACTTGGTTCAATGGAGCACACCCTATGCTTAAATTCCCTTGATAGAATATCCGTGTATTTGTCAGAATCATGAGCACCAATAATAGTTCATCTCCTGCCTCCCAAATCATTCCTGTGCTTATTTTGTTTCTGGGATTGTTCGGATTGTATTACTTATACCAATACTTATTCGGAGTGAGAACATTAAATAGCTATCGGCTAATTACAAAGACACAGGATGCATCGGCTGCAGGCCCCATTAACATGGGATCCGATAAATTAGCACCCCTGTTTGAAGGCGGTGAATTCACCATTTCTACATGGCTGTATATCAGCGACTGGGGTGTTAGACGAAATCGCCACAAGCATATTCTTAGCATTGGTGGATCATCTTTTCAGACCATTGGTATTTCTCTGGGTGCCACAAAGCCATCGCTTCGTGTTCGCCTTCAAACCTGTGATAGACAATCCTCCTCCTTTTTGAATAACGACAAAAATGGCACACCATGCGACACACTCCACACCAAACAGTACAATAAGATGTTTGCGGACATTCAGATGGATTCGGGCTTACTCGAGTCTACGCCATTATGTGATCTACCCGAAGTGGATCTGCAGCGGTGGATTAATCTTACGGTGGCAGTGAATGGAAGAACAGTGGATGTGTATCTGGATGGTAAATTGTCTCGTTCATGTGTATTACCTGCACCGTTTAAGGTGGATGCAAGCGGATATCGTGCAACTCTATTAGGTCACGGTGGTTTTGGAGGAAAAATGTCAACAACGACGATGTACGATCGCGCGCTTAACCCTGAAGCGGTTCATACCAATTATATGGCGGGTCCCGAGCCCATTCTCTCTCTTAGTGAATGGTTCTACTCCTTTTTCGAGCCATCGGTATCCAGTAAGGTTTCAACCAACTAATTCACAAATAAATAATACAATGAATTAAAAGGAGATCCATGTTCTCAACACCATCTGGACCTAATGTCAATATGTCACGATCCGGTGAGGCACCCGGTAGCGGACAGCAAATTCTATATGCAGCATTACTGGTTGTTGTTATTTACCTTGTATTTATCTTCATTGAGGTGATTTATAATTACTACAATCGCATGACAATGAATCGAACAGAACTATTACCCAATACTTATGTCATGAATGATAAATCACAAACAATCATACAAAACCCAAATATCCCAGGTTCAAAGCCGGTCCATTTGTCTGAAAATGAGCGAAGTGGAATTGAATTTAGTTATTCCTTTTATTTAAATGTGAATCCATCCACCTTCCGACAAGAATATGGCCTACAACACATTTTCCACAAAGGATATTCCTCGCAATTTCCCCTGTTAGGGCCCGGTGTTTATCTTCGCTCTGATACCAATACTCTTCGTGTGTATATGAATACTTACAAGACATGGAACAACTATGTGGAAGTGGAGAACATTCCCGTTGGAAAATGGGTGCATGTGGTGATTATCTGCAGAGAAAATGCGCTCGAAATTTACATCAATGGTAATTTATCAAAAAAATACTCATTTGACGGATACACGCCCTACCAAAACTACCAGGACATCGTATGTTTCAGTCAGAGACGCATTACCCTGCCAAAAACCCTTGAATCGGTGGATGAAAATGGGTTTGATGTATTTGGTGCAGCACAGGGTATGATTAGTCGCCTGTATTATTTCAGTTATGCACTCTGCTATGCTGAAATTCAAACACTAGTCAATGAGGGCCCCTCATCGAAAATGGATTCATCGTCACTAAATGATAGACCCCCCTATTTATCGGATACATGGTGGGCAAAATCGTATTAATTTTTATAAATTTTACTCATTTCTTTTATGTCATAATTGTCAATCTGTAGGTCTAAAGGGCAAATAGATTAACTATAATAACACTAGTGATGCCTGGAGGTGGTCTATTCTCCTTAGTAGCATACGGAGCACAAAATGTGCTATTAAGTGGTAATCCCAGTTTTACCTATTTCTATAAAACCTATAAGAAATATGCTCATTTTGCCGAGGAGTCCGTGACATTTGCGATGGACGGCCCGCAGAGTTTATCGTATGACCAGCCGATTCAGATTCGATACAAATTTCAGCGCATTGCCGATTTGGTCCGCGACATTTATTTTACATTTGACCTACCTGACATTTACTGTAAATACATTGAGAGTCCACAGCCAAATGGAAGAACATCTGATACCCAATACAATTTTGCATGGGCGGAGTATATTGGATGCCAAATTATTCAAAGTGTAGGAATTTATATTGGAGGCCAAAAAATTCAAGAGTTTGATGGATCATATATGATTGCAAAGGCTCAATGTGACTTGGATAATCGTTCTTATCAAAAATGGCGAGTCTTAGTGGGAGATCTACCTGAGCTGAATGACCCTTCAAAAGGAATCTATGCAGGTGGTTCCGCAGGAACGGGATATCCGCTGGTCTATAATAATAACGGCCAGCCACCAGCTTCAAAAACGACTCCACCTAATGTAAACCGCCCCTCCATTCAGGGTCGCCGCCTTCAAGTTCCGTTGCCCTTCTGGTTCGCAGAATCGACCTTCGAAGCACTTCCGCTTGTATCACTTCAGTATCATGAGTGTGAAGTTCAACTGACGCTTCGTCCGATTAATCAGCTGTATACCATTCTAGATCTCAGTGGAAATCAGGTTGCTCCAAGTTATCAATCCCATCCATCTCCGTCTGCCTTACAGCCTGAAAATGTCTACTATACTGCGGTATCCAATATTTCAGATGTGACGATTAATAATTTTTTAACAGATATTGGAATACCCCCGCCATTGTTAAATACCTGGCCTCTCAATCCTGTCATTCAGCTAACCTATGTCTATGTAACAGATGATGAACGCGCGCAGTTTTCCGCTGAACCCCTTCAATATCTGGTACGACAGGTAACAAGTTATGCCTTTCCAGGACTCATTTCAAGGCAATTTGTGGAACTCGATACACATAACCCGATTGAGCGTCTTATCATTCTTCCGAGGCGATCGGATTCGCTCCTCTATCGTAATCAAGTCGCGAATTTTACAAATTGGATCAATCCATATAAGCCACCATATATTCCACCATGCATCGTCCCTTCACCGGCTCCCGTACCATGGCCGAATCCTATTGTTACATCTTCAGCAACAGGCGTTCAGGTCCTTAATGGCCAACGGCAGATTCTTCGCGAACTATCTGTACTAGGTGATGGAAACTTGCTACAAGAGCAAAAACCGATTGAATACTTTACGGAAGTGGTTCCATGGAAGTACCTAACAGGTATTCCCACTCCAGGGTTGATTGTGTATCCGTTTTCATTAGCATCCCCTTCACCGCAACCCGATGGAAGCATCAATAGTAGTCGAATTAAATTATTTCAAGTTGATCTGAATGTCTATCCGTTACCCTCTAATAGTTTTTACCAATATGATGTTGTCATCTATGTGGAAAGCTTGAATTGGGTAAGCATTGCTTCGGGCATGGGTGGTCTAAAATACGCACTATAAAGGCTCGTTTGTTAGGATATCATTTAAATCCATCCTTGTCATAGGAATGTCGGATTCAAGTGGGACAACGGATTCAAGTGGGGCACCACCTGCAACAGGATTCATGGCCAGTATCACATCTGCATTTAATTCTGGGATTGATAAAGCAAAATCAATGGTGGGAGCTACGCCTACACCAGCACCACCCGCACCAGGACCACCAGCACCAGGAGACAAACCAGGAGACAAACAAGGAGATCCACCACCTCCACCACCTACGGAACCCTCCCTTGAAGATAAATATCTTTCCTTTATTCCAGCCGATGTGAGATATTATCTAACATATGCAATTAAAATCATCATTCCATTATTATTTGCAATGATTGTTGCCAATGAAATGATTATTTACAAGCCATCTGTCCGCTTATTTTATTTTATTGTAACATGGGCTCTTTGTTTTCTATATGTATCATTTCGCTGGATTATTGTAATATATTATATATTACGATTGATCTTTAATAGTTATAAAAAGAACGAAGGAGCAGGTGGTGGATTCTTTCCAACGATCTATGCACTATTACCATGGACGACTGATGTGAAAATGATTAGACCATTTCAATATCTATTTCAATATCTTAACATTGATATTGGTGATCAATCAATGGCTAAAGCATTTGAGGATAAATCATTTCAAAAGAAATTAAAAAGTGCTTATTACCTTGGAGAGAAAATGGTAGGTTATTTTAAGGTATTAGAGAGTGCTGATCCTTATCGTGGATATGAAATATATGCCAAGAATTTTGAAAATGTAAAAAAATCATTATTTGAAATGCATATGCCGGCACTGAAAATTGATCACGAAAATAAAAAGTATATTGTTCGATTGCATCGTGATAAAAAAGAGGGGGAAGACCAGCCCGATGAATTTATTGAAATCACAGAAGGAAGTATCGAACCAAATATAAATAAACCATCAGACCCTACGCCTGAAACATTGCATAAGGTAACATATGATAAAGCTGAAAATAAATTTACATTAGCGGTAAATGCGACTGCAGAAAAAGATACTACAAAGATGAATGCAGAAGCTGCAGAAGCAGCTCGTATAGCGGCCATAAATGATATTGAAATAGCACAAAGAGTAGGTATGCGTCGTGGATAATCACTTAAACCATCCTCTAATACTACATCATAATGATTGAAGTCTCTATTGTGACCCCCACCTACAATCGCCGCGAGTTTATCCCCGCCCTTATCCAAATCTATCGCAGTCAGACCTTTCCCAAAGAGAAAATGGAATGGATTATTTTGGATGATGGCCGTGATAAGGTTGGTGATCTATTTGCCGAGGCCGCTAAAACCATCCCTAACCTTCGTTATTTGACATATGAGGAGAAGCTGCGAATCGGTGCGAAGCGTAATCTGCTCAATAAGGAGGCAAAGGGTGCCATTATTATTGCTATGGACGATGACGATTTTTACCCACCCGATCGTGTGACCCATGTCGTAAAAGAATTCAAAAATAATCCCAAAATCGAACTGGCAGGATCCTCTGAAATGCATTTGTGGTATATGGATACACAGAAGGTTCATACAGTGGGCCCTTATCATTCACGACATGCAACGAATGGAACCATGGCATGGAGAAAGAGCTATTCGGATACCCATCGCTATAATGAATTTGTGACCCATGGAGAAGAAAGTTCCTTTTTGGATGATTATAAGCATCCGATGATTCAATTGACTCCGAAAAAGACGATTTTGGTCATCTGTCACGATAGCAATACTTTTGATAAAATGAAAATGCGAGAAGAACAGCGAATGCAAACAGAGCAGGCATTAAAAGCATCGCAAGCATCACATTCCTCCGCCATGCGAGAATCATCTTTTTCATTGGAGCATTGGGTAAAGGACCCCTCTCTACGAGAATTTTATTATAACCTAAAGCATAGAAATAGAGACTAAGTAATATTACAATACATGTCTGAAGACTTTCACTATGATAAACTCGTGATATTAAATCAAGTATATCACCATTCTCTTACACCACTGAAACAAATCACACATGATTCTATTAAGAGCACACTCTATCCCCATCAATCCACCCTCATACAGGGGATGAATCTGTACCGAGATAAAATGACCCGCGGCTTCTTGGTTGGAAATCAAGCTATTAATGGTAAAATGGGAATCATTGGAGACCCACCAGGAACAGGAAAGACGTTGAGTGTTCTCGCCTATCTTGCTTCCCATTCTACCACTTTTCCTCGAATGACTTCTGAACTTTCTCCACATTCTTCCACCTATTTTTTCTCCCATCAATTGACACGCCTATCCGATGCCTCTTCCGCTAATCTCATTATCGTGCCCCATCACTTATTTTCTCAGTGGCGCACCGAGATTGAACAACACACCGCCATGAAATATGTTCCGATTGAAACCAGGCGAACCATGAAAGGAGATCAACTGGCGCAGCAGATTCTACAGAGCAAATTTGTATTAACAACCAATAAATGCTACCGATTCGTACAAGAATATGCAACAACACATGGAATAGAATGGGATAATATCATCATCGATGAGGCCAGTTCCATATATATTCGCTCTTCGGATCCACCGCTACGCTTCCAATTTCTCTGGCTCATTACCAATAACTGGATTCCACTTCTATTCAAACATCCCACGCTGATTAAAAGCACCCTCTTTTTCTTGAGAGACCGCGTCCATCTTCATCCTGATTTGGAGGAATGGCTATTAAATGATATTACCATTCATTATCATAGTACGCTGGCATCCTCTACCTTTTTAAAGGATTATCTCCCATTTTTCCATACCCATCGCGGTCATATTGTTCTACGAAATACAAATGCACATATCCAGTCGAGTATTTCATTGCCACATATGATATATGATGTGCTGACCTGCCGGCCCATGATTACACTACAGTCACTCTCCAATTATTATGCTGCAAAACATGTCGATCCTATTATTCGAACACGAAGCATCCCCATTTTATTTCAAGCATTGCATGTGGAATGGACGGATACGACTCATTTTCTTTCAAAGCATCCAAATAATCGCCATGCCCTCATTAAAAAGAAAGTGGAGGAAAATGAGTGCGTCATTTGCTTTGAATCATGTGAATATCCGAGCATGGTTCATTGTTGTTATAATTTATACTGTGCAAAATGTTTATTGCGAAATACGATGATGACATTTAAATGCCCGACCTGTCGGGCAAATGTAAATACGAACACCATTACATGTTTGGCTTCGCCACCGCCACAGGATATCATTTTTGCTAAAAATAAAATGGAGGCCTGTCTGGAACTTTGCAAGCAACACCCAAATGGAAAATTTATTATTTATTCCTCATTTGATAACATTTATTATCAGCTATTGGAGGAAATGATTAAAATTGGGCGAAAAGCAGAAAGAATAGAGAATAATCTATTTTCACTGCGTAAAACAATTCGCAACTTCCAAGAAGGGCATACTACCATCTTATTTGTATCCGATGTGGAAACCATCAGAGGTCTATCGCTTCTTTCTACAACTCATTTGATTTTTTACCACGAGCTACCCGTTTCCGAGCAGAAACAGGTTTTGATCCACTCTTCTCAGCGCTTAGGACGGACACAGCCTCTGCAGATTTACCATTTAAATTCGGAGATTCCAATTTAACGCCGAGTGTATCATATAACTTACCCGTTTGATGAGTCGCCCACTGGGTCACACATCGAAAGGGAATATCATATTCATTTGCGACACGATTCATCTCCTTCCATGCATTAAAGAGGGCCGACTGTTTAGTGAGTACCATAGTATATTGCAATTCAGCTGGCTCAGGAATATGAGCAGGTTTTCGATAATGCTGTAGATACAAATTCGGATATTTCAGTTTGAGCCGATAGGAAAGAGGGAGCAGGTTCCAGCATTGATGAAAAAACGCCCAAAAGTCGGCGCGATCGCTCCACCGCAAGTAATCCAAGATCTGCTCATAGGCTTCAAAGGGTGCAATAGGAAGGTGAGATTCATTTTTGGCCTTGCTTTCTAAAAAGAGGGGCAAATTTTGGTGAAATAAGAGCCCTGCCAAATTGGCATCTTTGGTCTCCAAATCCAGTTCGTCTTGTAGTCCCCAGTTTTCAAATAGAGTGAACCAGGCGGCACGAATGGCAACATGGATGGATTGATCCAGAGATTCCTCCTTTCCCAGTACATGCCGACCAGAAGGATCGTGATAGGTTAAACTCTGTGAGACCTTGCGAATGTCACCCAGCATGTACAGAGAATCAGGAATGTCCTTCTTGAAAAACTCGATCAGTTTTTCCTTCTTTGGCATATTCACATAATGAACACAGCAGTATTTGAGGAGTTGCTGCATGATTCGGCCCTCTAGAATATTACAAATCAAAATGAGCGGACAATCATCCAAAAAAGGCCGTTTCGACTTCAAATAATCGAGGAGTTCTTGAAGACCACCTTTTTCACCCTGAGAGAGACCATCCATTTCATCAAGAAGTACTGCACGCCCATTGGGTGTAGTAGGATGAATCCATTTGCTGACACCGGTTTCAATAAGAAGTGGCATAATCGTTTGGCGAAAGCTAGAGCCGGTTCGGGTATGACTCGCATTGAATTCCTGTACCCAGAATTTGGCCTGTTTGCTGACACGATAGACCATGGTCGTTTTCCCCACACCAGGCGGGCCGATTAATAGAAAGGCGGGATGGGATCGTGTTTTGAGCCATTTGATCATCGCCTCTTCGATTTCAGGATGAAGGCATGCGGTATCTTCTTCAGGTAAACTTGTGCGAACCATACTATCCCTCCATGTCATCTATTCTTTACATTCTATAGATAAACGAATATCATCGATTATCAATAAGGAGATGCATTCAACGGGAATCGAACCCGTGTCGACCCCTTGGAAGGGGGCCATTCTACCACTAAACTATGAATGCGTCGCTCCACTCTGATCGGAGATCATTTTATCTGGATTCAAACGCATCAATTAGGCGTGCATTGCGTATCAGCACTGCCCGATTGGGGGGAAGTTGTGCTTCCATCCGAGGAATTGCAGGCCTCTCCGTTGGTAATTCCCTCCCATGTCAGTCCATACTCCATGGTACGCTTACAGAGCTCCGCCTGTTTGGCAGCTCCATCGGAGCTTTTGGTGGTTAAATCAAAAAAGCAGGCATCATCATCGGTACCTTTCACATATCGCTTCAAGCATTTCGTATTCTGTCCACATCGGGCAATTCCAATGAGATCAATGCAGGTATCCTGAGCGCCACGCTTGTAATAGGTTAAGTAATCAGGACAGGTATTGATAACAGGCGGCCAAGAAACCGGAGTGGCCGAGAAAAGGGAACTACCCTTTGAAAACCAACGAATTCCATAGATAATAAAAAGAGCGAGAGATCCGATAAAGAAAAAGAGAGCGGCAGTGGATTGGTTCTGTTGCATGATTTTATAGGATCCGCCGCCGATCACCAACAAGGCTGCGACGATGTACATTATCATATAGATGTTGAACATGCTTCTAATAGAATAAAATGATTTTTACCGTATGGATGCCAATTACAGTTGACCTCCTGCAATGGCATAGGCACCAGTAGAAGTTGCTCCTTCTGCTATAATATTTGCAATAGCAACGGGGATATAGAAGGTTAGATAACTGGTACTATTAAAATTATTTAGGACCCCAGATGATACAGCATAGCTCTGAGAGGGAAACCCTTTTACACCAAAAGTAGATCCATAAGGCCCGCCATTCCAACCATTGGAGCCGATCGAAGTAGGAGAGATCAATTGTACTTGGCGAAAATAGCCTTTTGATGTAGGAGGAATAGGTGGAACAGGTTTTACAGTATATGTATAATATTCTGTATAGATGGTTCTTCCCAGATCACGGAGAACAAGCATATGTGCTCCACCTGCTTCTGCGATCGCTCGTTGAATGGAAGTAATAAGAGTGCCTCCTAACACAGCATCTGTTCCACCCATTGCCATGTATCCTTTTGTTGTATTTACACCAGTATAGACTCCTTGTCCTGAAGTAGGATAAAAGGCAAAAGCATAAATATTAGGATGAGTAACGACAATGGATGCGTCGTAATAGGTTGTCGTTAATGGAATCTGTCGAGTGAGTTTATACTTGGATTGCATGTTATTCAGGGTGTAGAAAATTACATTTGCCCGCCTGCCAACTGATAGGCATTTGTAGCCGCCGCTATACCCACTCCTGCCACCACAACGGGTATGTAAAAGGTCGTATAGTTGGTATAGGCGTCGGGTGTAGCGGGGGCACCGAAGATGCCATATATCCATCCCCCTGGTCCGCCCAGTTGATTATTATAAATAGATGTTGCATCAATAATTGTCGGACAAATTAACTGTACCATGCGAAAATAGGCAAATGGAGCATCTGTTGCACTTGTTGTAGCCGCATAAATCGTTTTCCCCATATCGCGTAATGTAAAACAACTTGTCCCTCCATTGGAGGCTACAATCTCCTGAATGGCAGTAATGAGAGCAGGAGATGCTAATTGCATGTATCCTGGAGGATAATTACCATTACAATCACCTATTGGCATAGGTATAAATTCATAAATAAGAGAACTGATAAGAGCACCAGAAGAGTCAAATATACCCCCTGCATTATAATAGGTATTCGAAACACAAATTTGTCGATAATAGTCATCCGATGACATGTTCTACGAAGATGATAGAGAAAAGCTACAAATCATAAAATAGTTGAAAACTACTAAGTGATTTCAATTTACATCTGGCCGCCGGCAATCGCGTACGCGTTAAGGAGTGGCGCTGGTCCGCGAACACCACCCACCGCCACGGAGATGTAGAGGGTGAGGTAGGCAGGGGACGGGCCGATCACGCCAAATTTGCTGCCATCCGTGCCTCCGATGACGGTATTCGTGGAAACACCAAGTGCGAGAGGGTTAAGAAGCTGCACCTCGCGAAAGAACCCAACATCGGTGCCCAGTGCACCAGCTGCATTTGTATAGGTAGCCTTGATGGTCTTGCCCATGTCGCGGAGAACGTAGCTTGTGCCTGCAGTACCGAACGTTGTTAAAAGTAAGTTATACAACCCAGAGCCTACAGCACTTGATGAGGCAGCCGTCGCTCGGACCATGTGTCCAGGGGTATAGTTGCCAACATAGTTACCAGTATCTGGGACAAACTGATATGCGTCGCTGAGGCCGGTGGCGGCGTCGGGCTCAATCGAGGCGGCATCATAGTACGTAGTGGAAACGGGGATCTGGCGAATAAAACGAGTGACCGAAGACATTTTATATTCAGAGCTTAGAAAAAAAACACAGAGGGGTGGTAGAATGTTCTCGGCCGGTGCTCCTCAAGCCGATTTCCAACTCCCGTATACCGCCTATGGCTATGGGGGCCAAAATGGTCGTGTCAACCTCAATGCCCAAAGCAATGCAACCGGTACCCCCGTACCGGATTCCGCTGGCTTCAGTTATCCCAAACAAACGGAAGTGAACTTTTCAGGTGATATGCTCCGGGGAAACTGGGACCATACGCCACTTTCTGATGCATTTTTTACACGCAAGAATGTCGATCGGATCCAGATGGAGATCCGAAAGGAGGTCTACCGTATGAGCGGGCCCAAAAAGTTCGTCATTGACGATCAGGATGTCGATGAAATGAAAATGATCATGCGCGCCATGTATTTACAATATGCCCGTAACGACAAATTCAATGTAGAAGGACAGATCAATGAGCTTAACAAGCTTGTTATTAATTGGTCAGCACCCCGTATTATGTCTGAGATCGAACAGTACAATTACTACTTGAATGATATCAGCCACTTGCCCATTCCCCTGGCACAACCGATGAGTATGTCGAGTGCGGGTACGAAATCGTTACCGTTTCAGCCTCAAATGTAGGGGGACGCTGGCGCCTCCCCCTTACCCCCTGCACCGTTATATCCCTTATATCTTGTATCATTATAGTACTATTCTTACGAAAATTACCAATAGAACACTGTTTATATCATTGTTCTCTTTGTCATTATGCTAACTTAAATATAACGATCAAATATCATACCATGTCGATTCTCCTTCGCAGGATTCCATTTCAGCGTACCTTACAGCGGCGCTATCGGTCATGTGAATGCCCTGAAAATAGTAACTTATTGAGTACTACCTTTAAAGTAAATGTCTGCATGCTTTTCTGTACAAGTATCATATGCGGTCGAATTGAATCAGCTGTGCATATATTGAAAGAGGATCGAATGGAATGTGAAAAACGATGTGAGAAACAATTGCGTGAAACAAAATAATTTAGGATATAATGGTAGATAAATGTTGCACATTACAGCATACAGCTCATTATTTATACAATTCACAACGGGTATCATTGATCTGCTTGCATTAGGTATTGATGTACCCGCTGATAAAAATATATTCAAAGATTTATTAACCCTCGAATTAATTGTTCAGCTGATTGAATTTATCTTTTACGCATGGATGATATATCATCTATCCATTATCAAAAATATTACACCCTATCGATATGCCGACTGGTTTGTGACAACTCCCGCGATGTTAATTGCATTTATCGCCTATCTTGATACAAAACAATACACAGGTCTTTTCGATTTTATCTCCAAGAATGGATCCCTCGTGAATCAGATTGTGATTCTCAATCTATTTATGCTACTATTTGGATTATTCGCGGAATTAAAATACATACCCTATACACTTGGAATCGTACTCGGATTCATTCCATTTATTTATTATTTTAAAAAGATATACGATACCTATATTCGCCCAGATACTTCAAAGGATAAACTCTATTTGTACTGGTTCTTCTTGATTAGTTGGAGCATATATGGTATTGCCGCACTGATGCCCTATTTTGTTAAAAATACGATCTATAATATGTTAGATTTAGTTGCTAAAAATGGGTTTGGACTCTTTTTAGCATACATTTTATGGAGTTATCGCTTACCAGAGGTCACTCGCTTACCAGAGGTCACTCGCTTACCAGAGGTCACTCGCTTACCAGAGGTTACTCGCGATCACGAATGACAGACTTAAAATAATCTTTTATGAAAAAATAAATGTATTTTTCATCAGGATCAGCATCATAATACCAATAGTTCGGAAAGATGCGTCGTACAAGAATCGTCGCTTCTAATTCAAAAATCGGCTCCATGTTCCACTGGATGTGATAAGTCATTTCCCCACATCGTATCTGAGCGCGTATCAATCCATCTTCTGAAAAAGATAGAATGATATTTAGTATTTCATAAGGGAGCTGCGGAAGCAATAAAATAAGATCCCCCATCTTTATTACATAACGAAGATTACTTTGCAACACCAGGTCGCTTTTTCTTCTGAACCTTTGTCGAGTCCGATTTTGCCACGGACACGGCGCTCGCCACGCGTTCCTCAGAATACTGAACCCATACCAATCGGAACTCCTCCAGATCCGCGAGCCACAACGATGAACCCGTCTCCCCCTCCAGATGTTCAATTTCCGCACCCTTTTCCGCAATCTGTCCGTCCAGCTCCGTTACTGCCGACTGCTTCACACGATCCATACGCATCCGCAGCACAAAGTCGTAGGAATCATAGGC